CCACCCCTTTTTTTAAAAAAAAAATTTAGATAATCTACTTGACAAATCCTCCATAATCCTATAAAAACAAATCACCATAAATTAACAAAGGAAGGTATGATATGGGAAAACAAATAAGTGTTAGAACTCAAGATCACTTCAAAGAAAAGATTAGAAGAAATCTTGATCCTCTAATAGAAGAACAAAAACTATTGGTCAGGCAATATATAACTACCATGACTAATAAAGCTGTCAAAAAACTAGCTGCCAAAATTGGTGCTCAAAAAATTGTTGACAATCTCAGAGAAGCTGAAGACAATTTAAGAACAGCACAAGAAACAGCTAAAACTTTTTTTGGCAAAAAAGCTACTAGCAAAGATAAAAAGCAGGATTTAATGTATAAGTTTGAAAGTAGGAACGATACAATAACTGCTGAAGACTGCGAAGAGCAATTAACTATCTGGGCTAAAGGTCTTGCTGAAAAGGAAGCTGAGAAGCTACCAGAAGGCAAAAAACTCGCTGAACTAAAACGTATCAAAAGAGTTGCTGAAGACAGCGTTATGGAAGCTGATGCGCCTTCAGAGTTGGTTGCGGCACTAGATCAAACGTTTCAAAAAACTTTAAATATAAGTTGGAAGGAAACACCTCAAAGAGTGCAGATCAGCAGATAGACAAAAAATGTGGCGTGTATAAAATACACGCCACACTAGAAAAAAGAGAGAAGAGCATGTGGGCGGGCCCCACCCATAAAAAAAAAAAAAAAAATGGGGGCAATTTCTTACCCCCATTTTTTATATTACCAAGGCATACAATCTAAACAATACCTATCATCTAGTTGAGAAGTATAATCAGGCCTTAATTCATTAGAGCATTTTTTTGCTCTACACTCAAAACTTGATTTCTTCTTTTCAGAAAAGTCAAACTCTAATTGGTTCGATTGATCTGGAAATATTAAACATAATTGTTTCATTTTTTTGTCCTTTCTACTTGACAGATTATCCTACATGCACTATATTGTCAATTAGAAATATGAAAGCGAGGTAAATAAAAATGGATAACTTAAAACACCAGTTTATAGTTTTTTGTATCAAAGAGCAAAAAGATGGAACAGGGAAACCTGACATCTCTGTTGACGCTAGCTTTGATACTAAAACTGAAGCTGAACAATTTAAGAGTGCAAAGGAAACTCAAGAAAGGTTGCAACCTTACTTGAATTTTGTAATTACAAGTTATAGAGTTCAACAAGTTTTTTACAAGTCCTTTGTACCAGCTGATAAAAAATCAGCTTAAGTTGTAAAAAAAGCGTTGAGGTTGTATGCAGGCATCGCATACAGCCTCACGTTGTATGCAGAAAATTCATCAACTACAGGTTGTATGTAGAGAAGAGCATGTGGGCGGGGCCCACCCTAAAAAAATAAAAAACCCCGAGCCGATAAACTCGGTTCGGGGATGTTTAGATTATTTTTTTGTTATTTGTCCCATAGGTATTTTTTTAGGAACCCACATAGGTGGCCCCCCAAAAAAACTATTAGAACATTTCATACCATATCCAGTAAAGGGACACTTAAACTCTGTGTCCCAACCCACATCTTTAAAATCTATTCCATTTAAAGACGCAACTTCGAATATAGAATGTTGTATGCCCTCTACAAAACACGAAGGCAACTTCATCGCAAAAAGTCCATAGACGGTTTCCATTTGTCCTTTTAACTCCGAATTAAGTGTAGGGCCGTTTTGACTTTCTATCCATTCGTCTAATGATGGCACTGGTTTGTATTTCATTTTTTTCCTTTCTGCGGGGACTTTCGTCCCCGCGTTTTTATAGTTAGTTTCTAAAAATATGCTTAAAAGTTTCTTTTGCTAAAAACTCTAAAGACCTATTTTCTTTTCCTCTTTGGCCAGAAACATTGTGGCCACCTACTTTGGCAGTGTAATCAACATTTCTATTTGTCCAACCGAACGGAACCATTCTTCCGGCAGGTACTACAAATAAATGATATTGATTAACCGTATCATGAAGACGAGACTCTTTTGGATAAATTTCCACAGCTTCTCTCTCTTCACCAACCAATTCATTTTTTATTTCTTGGAAATGTCTCCAATCATGAATTGATTGTTTATCTTTTCTTTTGATGGAAAGATAAGTAATCTTATCTTTGTCCGATTCTTCGTGGACCAAAAAGTTAGCCATCTGTTTTTTGTACACCCAAACTTCATAGATATCATTTTCATAAATCCTAAAGTTCTTAGCATCTTCTTTGCTAAACTCTTTAGCAATGGTATCGTATGCTGGATGTTCTCTGCATCTTCTAAACTTTTCCATTATTTACTCCTTTGTATGTTAAGTTTAAAATAAAACACTAACAGAAAATCCTACATTTGCAACATAAAAAATTAAAAAAGGCTGCAGAGAAGAGCATGTGGGCGGGACCCACCCAAAGAGGTCCCAAAGCGTTTTGGATTTTTGACTTTTTTATTTTTGTCGATCCGCATTTTTGCAAAGGGGTCCCATGTACATACCCTTATATTGCTTGATTTACATAATTAATCCTATAAAATACTTTGTGGTTCCATATGAGGTTAACTTTAGATAAAATTAATAAAATACCTGATGTTCAGGTCAGAGAAAAATTAAAAGCAGATATCATAGCAGGTTACGAAAATCAAAAAGCAGAGGAAGCTAGAAAAGATTTTTTAACGTTTGTAAAAAAAATGTGGCCTCAATTTATTGAAGGATCTCATCACAAAATTATTTCAGATAAATTTAATCGTGTTGCAAGTGGTGAGCTCACAAGATTAATTATTAATATGCCACCAAGACATACTAAATCTGAGTTTGCATCTTATTTCTTACCTGCTTGGATGATTGGTAATTATCCACAATTAAAAATTATTCAAGCAACTCACACAGCAGAACTAGCTGTTAACTTTGGTCGTAAAACTAAAAACTTAATTGACTCAAAAGAATATCAAGATCTTTTTGCAACCAGACTTCAAGAAGATAGTAAAGCTGCGGGACGATGGAACACTGCACAAGGCGGAGAATATTTTGCAGTCGGTGTCCAAGGTGCGGTGACCGGGAGAGGTGCAGACTTACTTATTATTGATGACCCACATTCCGAGCAAGATGTAAACTCACCAAACGCATTTGAAAAAACTTACGAGTGGTACACATCAGGACCACGTCAACGTTTGCAACCAGGTGGTAGAATTATTTTAGTCATGACTAGATGGAGTAAAAAAGATTTAACAGAAATGTTATTAGCAGCACAAGCAGAAGATAAAGCGGACAAATGGGAGGTCGTAGAATTTCCTGCGATCATGCCAAGTGGTAAACCTGTCTGGCCAGAATATTGGAAGCTCGAGGACCTTGAATCTGTAAAAGCTTCTGCAGGAGTAAATAAATGGAATGCACAATACATGCAAAATCCAACTTCAGATGAAGGAGCTTTGATTAAAAGAGAATGGTGGCAAGATTGGGAAGGTGAGATGCCAATCTTAGAACATGTCATACAATCTTACGATACTGCGTTTTTAAAAAAACAAACTGCCGATTATTCTGCAATCACTACATGGGGTGTATTTAGAAAAGATGAAGACTCACCTCAATCAATTATTTTAATTGATGCTATAAAAGGTAGATATGAATTTCCAGAATTAAAAAGATTAGCTTATGATCAATACATGTATTGGAAGCCGGAGACCGTTTTGGTTGAAGCAAAAGCTGCAGGTCTACCTTTAATTTTTGAACTTAGAAAAATGGGAATCCCTGTTGCAGATTTTACCCCGAACCGAGGAAATGATAAACACGCAAGAGTTAATTCAGTAGCCCCTTTGTTTGAGTCTGGAAGAATATATGCACCTAAGAATCAAGAGTTTGCTCAAGAAGTAATAGAGGAATGTGCTGCTTTTCCTTATGGAGATCATGACGATTTGGTTGACTCGACAACTCAAGCAATTATGAGATTTAGAGATGGGGGATTGATCACTCACCCAGATGATTATAAAGATAAGCCAAGAGCTAAAAAAAGATACAAATACTACTGGTAATGGTTAAAACAAAATTAACAACAACGATCCCACCCAAAAGAGGTCCCTTACCTCAGGGGTTGAATATTAAATATAATACTGATAAAGGTATTCCTTCGGAGAAAAAGTATGGCAATAGACAAAAGTCTACCAAACAGAATCAAAAAAGAAGTTGAGATTCCAGGGGTAGAGGAACAGATATCGGAAGAAATAAAAATTCAAGAGGACATCCCTAATCAAGGAGAGACAGAAATAACTCCTACTGAAGATGGTGGTGTTGAAATTAATTTTGAACCAGGAGCATTTAGTCAGGAACAAAGTGAAAGTCACTTTGATAATTTAGCTGAGTTATTGCCAGAGGAAGTTTTAAATCCTCTTGGTTCAGAGTTAGTAACAAACTATCGAGAGTACCGAGCATCAAGAAAAGATTGGGAAGATAGTTATGCAAAAGGTTTAGATCTTTTAGGTTTTAAATATGAAAATCCATCAGAGCCGTTTCAAGGTGCAAGTGGTGCCACTCACCCCGTGCTTGCAGAAGCAGTAACACAATTCCAAGCTTTAGCTTTTAAAGAATTGTTACCTGCAGATGGTCCTGTAAGAACAAGAGTAATCGGAGTTCCAACTCCACAAAAAAATGACCAAGCAGGTCGTGTTAAAGAATTCATGAACTATCAGCTCATGGATGTGATGAAAGAGTATGAACCAGAGTTTGACCAAATGCTTTTTTATCTCCCTCTTTCCGGATCTGCCTTTAAGAAAGTTTACTATGACGATCTTTTAGGCAGAACGGTTTCTAAGTTTGTGCCAGCAGACGATTTGATAGTTCCGTACAATGCTACAAGTTTAGAAGATGCAGAGGCCGTGATCCATCGTATTAAAATCTCGGAGAATGATTTAAGAAAACAACAAGTCGCTGGATTTTACAGAGACATAGAATTACCAAAACCTTTTAACGAAGAAACAGAAGTTGAGAAAAAAGAAAGAATGTTAGAAGGAACTAAAAAAACTTTTAACGAAGATATGTACACGATCCTTGAATTTCATATCAATTTAGATTTAGAAGGATTCGAGGACCGAGGACCTGATGGTCAAGAAACTGGAATTAAACTTCCTTACATTGTAACCATTGAAGAGGGCACAAGAGAAATTTTATCTATCAGAAGAAACTATGAAGTCGAAGATCCTAAGAAACAAAAAATTCCATACTTTGTTCATTTTAAATTTTTACCAGGATTAGGATTTTACGGATTTGGTTTGATTCACATGATAGGTGGATTATCAAGAACAGCAACAACTGCACTGCGATCATTACTTGATGCAGGAACATTATCTAACTTACCAGCAGGATTTAAAATGCGAGGTATCAGAATTAGAGATGACGCACAATCCATACAACCAGGAGAATTTAGAGATGTAGACGCGCCAGGGGGAAACATTAAAGATTCATTTATGACTTTACCTTTTAAGGAGCCGTCTGCAACGCTTTTGCAATTAATGGGTGTCGTGGTATCGGCGGGTCAGCGTTTTGCATCTATAGCTGATCTCCAGGTAGGAGAGGGTAATCAACAAGCTGCAGTGGGCACGACCGTTGCACTTTTAGAACGTGGATCAAGAACGATGTCTGCAATTCACAAAAGAATTTATGCGGCGTTAAAAAATGAATTTAAATTAATGGCTAGAGTTTTTAAACTCTACTTACCAAACGAATATCCATACGATGTTATTGGTGGACAACGTATGATTAAACAACAAGACTTCGATGATAAAGTTGACATCATTCCAGTTGCAGATCCAAATATTTTTTCTCAAGCCCAAAGAATATCTATTGCCCAAACGGAGTTGCAACTGGCTACCTCTAATCCACAAATACATAATTTGTATGCTGCATATCGAAATATGTATGAGGCTTTAGGAGTTAAAAATATTGATACGATTTTAAAACCACCACAAAGACCGATGCCAATGGATCCTGCTGTTGAGCATATTCAAGCTTTAGGAGGTCAACCTTTTCAAGCGTTCAAAGGGCAGGATCACCAAGCTCACATTACTGCGCATTTAAGTTTTATGGCAACTAATCTAGCAAGAAATAATCCAGCGGTAACAGCTGCATTACAAAAAAATATTTTTGAACACATTTCAATAATGGCTTTAGAACAAGTTGAAGTAGAGTTCCAACGAGAAATTTTAACTTTACAACAACTTCAACAAAATCCTCAAGCTTTACAAGATCCAATGATGCAACAACAAGTTATGGATTTGAACATGAAAGTAGAATCTAGAAAAGCTGTGTTGATTGCAGAAATGATGGAAGAATATATGAAA